TCAGCACAGATCCGATACAGTTTTTGTACTATCAGCCTTATGTGTCCACTCATCCATTTCTAACTTAACCCCTGCCATAATCAAACAGGCATCTACAAAAGTCTCAGCCAGCATGAGTTTTAACCGAATCTTACCCTCTGAGCACTTATGCTTTCTGGCAATCGCTGACTTTGATATCCCCTTCTTATAATGCTGCTCAATCAGATCGTACTCTTCGCTGCGCCCTGCCTTTTTTAGTCGGCCTATAGCAGCATCGACTAGCAACCCGTCATTATCACAGCAAGACAATCGTGCTTTTGAGGTGCTTGTCAAAAGCCCTTTGAAGCCAGCGGCAATAGGGGAATAGCCAACTCCACTATCTTCATTAGCAGCCCAGCCGCCCCAGCGTTCCAGAACTAACTGAATATCTCTCATGCTAAAGCCCCTATACCGATTGAACGATCCATAAAGCGAAATAGTAGAACTATCTGGCTACCGTGTTTCTCTTCCCACGCTCGCTGGTTATCATGCAATTTATCATGACAGATACGACACAAAGGGAAGGTGAACAGGTCATGGCCCTTGGTTGCCATACCGCCCTGCCCATGCCCGATGATGTGGTGAGGGTCACAGTCACCATTGCCGCAACCGCAGCAAGGTTGTGATTTAACCCATTGCAGGTATCTCCGGTTCTCCCAGCGCCGCAGTTTTGGCCTAAGCATAAAACCTGCTGGTGGCTCAGCATCAACTTTTAAGGCTAATGCTGGCTTTACTGCCACTTCCGCTGGAGGGTTAACTTTAGCCACTTTCTTGGCTACAAGCTCTTGCGGTGCTGGCGACCAGGTAATATCACTTTCCTTTGTTCCGCCAGTTTCGATGATTGCTGGTGGCATATGCAGAGAGGAACGAGCGATAGAATCAGGTAGCAGGTCATAAACCTCGTTAACCACCGCCCACCAACACAGCTCCGGCAGCGTCAACTGGTGGCCCTCAGTAAAGCGGAAATAGCCGCGTACAGTCTCAATTACCCAAGTAATCAAGTTACTGGTTGCCAACTGCTTTAATCGGGGGAGTGTTTGTTCTCTCAGCTTATTATCGTGATGCCAGCATAAGCAGATCCAACTTTGTCCATAGCGTAATGTTGTGAGATTACTGACGTGGGTATCATCCGACGCATGCCATTGGCACTCTTTCAGCCGTTCGACCCATGCCTCAAGCACTCGCGGGCCACCAGCCGCGCGGATAACCCGTTCATGTTCAAAGAATGGCAGCAGGCGTGGATCGTTAGCCAGTTGCTGATCGACAAAAGGCAACCTGCCGGGGGGAAGCGATTTAAACTCTTCCGGCTCACTGGCCACCAGCAGCCGGCCCGACATGTAAGGCATCAGATCTGGCCCCGGCTTTAAAAAGACGAGGCCAAGCTCACGCTGAATAAATGGAGTTAATAGCGCCCTCATGCCGCATGACCTTTTTTAGCAAGGTACTCAGTCCACAACCCGCCAATCCACTTAACGCCTTTAGGTGTGAATCTAGCTTGGGTGAATGCGTGATTATTAATGGTGTTGGTGCCGGTCTTAACTTCAAAGCGTTCCAAGTCAATATGCTGCTGATACGGTGTTAGCCCGCCAGCCAGACGGTACATGATGCGATTATCAATAAGGAATATCCGGAAGTCGGTTTCTTTGGCTTTCAGCAGCTTGCATACGTTACGGAATACCATCGAACCAGTTGCCTGAACGTAGCGATCGACAAATTCTACTTTTGGTGCCGCGATGGAAAGCTGATTTTCAAGCTGTAGCTTTTCTTCCGCCAGATCAGCAGCAAGACGCAAAGCTTCGGGTAGCGTTTGAGGGATTTGGTTCTTATCTTCTAATTCCCGGAGACGACGAATGACCTTCATGCGGATTACAGCACTATAACCGGCGAGTAAGCACTCAACATGTTCACGGTCTAATAAGTATTCGATTTGGGTGCGATTCATACTGTCGAGATAGGTATGCGCAAATTTGCTCACATCTTCAGATAACTGGGCCACCATCACTTCAATGTCCCGCTTTACGTCAGAATGGCGCTTACCAGTCAAATCACCAACCTCACGGCTGCTCATAGTCACAACCGATGCGGTAACACCTACGTAAGTATTCATACATGTACCTCGCTGATCTGTATTTCTACCTTCCCGCCCTTAGTCATAGGCATCCACTCCAATAACATCCGCTTTATCTGGCTGTCGTCTGCCCACACTCCGGCATGCGTCAAGGCATCAAGAAGTGCTTTCAGGTAGTTGTCCATGTCCCTTATGCGCCGATCTGGTGGGTAAAAATTAATAGTTACGGCTACATGACCAGTAATGGCTTTCGGTACCCGCCGTAATTGCTCGAGCACACAAGCCAATGCTTCACTGCGGTATTTGCGACCGTCGACACTGATTAGGTGACGACCAGCCAGAGGTCCTTTGTTTGGGGCGCGCCAATAGCCATTAACTGATGGTGGGAATGGGAGAGTTAATTTCATCGCTCTACCCCAACTAATTTGCCAAACACAGCCACAATGGGATCAGAGTTATTGGCTAGCCCTCGAAAATTCCACGCACGAACAGCATCGCGCTTTGTCGCATATGTGAGAGTTATTGGGTGGATTAAGCAGCCATCAGTATTACAACCGGCAAAAATCCCCTCACCATCAACATACAATTCAGCATGACCACCACAGAACGGGCATTTACTCAGTGACATACCTGATGGCAACTTTGTGTCATAAATCATGCGTCACCTGACTTTACAGAGTGAGCAATCCGGGCTGCAGCCGTAACCAAATGATCTGGATCTAACTCAATACCAATAAAGCTGTATCCCTCAAGTAATGCAGCCTTACCCGTAGAACCTGAACCCATGAAGGGATCTAGTACTGTCCCTGCCGCTGGGGTTATCAGGCGGCACAAATAACGCATCAACTCCACCGGTTTAACTGTTGGATGGGGGTTTTTCGCACCACCAGACCTTCCCGCCCCAGCTCGTGGATCATTCAACCCAGCGCTCCCCTCTTTGCGCCCGCCGGTCATATCGGTAGCGGAGAAGCTAGTGAAGCGATCCATGCCTTCGTCACGCTCAGCTTTATTAACCTTTGCACAATAAAAGAATCGGGCGGCTGATTTGCTAGTTTCAATGCGGGCTGCATGTTCGCGGGGTGCATTCATATCGCCGTAGCAAACTCGAGAAGGCCGGGTGTTTCCCGTAGTTTTCAGATCGCCTTGCTGTCCTCTGCTATCAGGAAAAGCAGCGATCACTTCTTCGCTTCCATCATGCATAATATTTGCTGGCCATCGGCCTAACTGTTCTGGTTGCCACTCGTTGCCGTCGGGCTCTTTACCATCACGAATATGAGATAACAGCCCGCCAGCGCCACCAGAAAGAGGCTCATCTGTCGGAACCCGGCATAAATCAATTCGTAATGCACCGGTACCAAACTGATTAACATTCCCTTCCACTGTCCCAACTAACGGTTTACGGGCCATAACTATTGGCTCATGAGCCGGTTTCAACGCGGTACCAAGCCCAGCATTTTCACCAGTGAGATTTTTCGACTTAGGGAAACCGCTGCCGTAAATCCACATAAGCTGATCACGTATTTCGAAACCAGCATCTTCAATATTCACCACCAGGCGGTGATAGGTTCTCGAACCACCAAATGCCAGCAAGTGGCCGCCCGGCTTTAATACCCGTAGGCACTCAGCCCACTGATCCACTGTAGGTACCTGATAATCCCACTTGTTTCCCATAAAATTCAGGCCGTAAGGTGGGTCTGTTACGATTGAATCAACCGAGTTATCAGCCATAGAAAGCAACACATCTTCACAGCGGCCCATGTTGAGTTGATATGTCATGATGCAAGCCTCCGAAGTTCGTTTTCACTGACCTGATCAAGTGCCTTGGCCCAGATACCGTTCCATTCAATTCGAGCTGAGGTTTCATTCATGCGACCAAGACCGCCAGCCATGGAAAGTGCTGTTTTCTCTACGGTGTTTTGTGCCTTTCCGTGGCGTAATATCAGGCGGTCAAACGCTTCTTGCCTGGTCACCGTGTCCATCTTCGGCACTTTTGGCAGATCGTCTGCCCGCACTTCTTTGACGGCCAGGTAGCATTTTTCAGTGATCAGATAATCAAAGTTCTTGCGGCGCCACGTCTTACCCGATGATGTATCAGGGCGGTCCTCAAGCATCCAACGGCATTTCTTTGAGATGTAGCGCAGATAGGCAGACCATTTTTCCAGATTGAGATCGTATTTTTTCCAGAGAGCACGGAGCTTTGTTTGACGGTCTTTCGTCATATCCAGCACTCCGGGCATTTCTGGCAGCGTTGCGTGGTAAGCCTCCAGCACTGCTGAATAATCAATTTTTAAAGAATCAACTGGCTGCGGGTCGGTTGCCGCAGGCGACTGACCAGTAGTCTTTTTGATCTGTAAGTAGTGATCTGTGTACTGATCTGTATAGAGATAAGATTCGGCTTCATTGCCGTTTCCGAGTGGCTTTTCTGCCGAATCAATTTGGCTGTTCTGCCGTTTTGATTCGTCGATACTGCCGTTTCCATTCGGCAATACTGCCACTTCCACGGCTGGCGGGAATATCTTGGCAATTAATACATCACCATCAAGGCGATAATGTTTCTTCGGGGTACCGTTTACCTTACGGGTTGCAGTTTCGATAACACCAGGGAGGTAGTTGCTGATGAGTTTGTTTGTTGCCTTACGAACCTGATCAGCAGTAACGCCTCTAATCTCTCCAGCTAATTCGTCATAGCTCTTATAAAACCAACCATCGTTGAGGCTAGATGGTATGCCAGACCAATACACCAACTGGTTCAAAATTGCCCCTAACATGTGGGCCTGCTGATCACCTTTGAAAAAATCCAAATAAGGTGCAGGAATGACAATGACATTCTTTTGCCCTGAGAGAGCCTGAATAACATCAAATATCCGGCTCATATAACGGCCTTTGGCGCTGGCAGAGCAAGATAACGGAATGTATCCACAACATAATCAGCCGCGCTGTGGGTGACACAAATCCAAAGGCCGGGTATTCTCATCACATAACGAAATGACTCTCTCCCAGTAACCGGCAAGCAACGTAGTTGCAGGGATGAGCGTTTAGCCGCTACAATGTTCATGCGTTAATTACTCCACACGTTTAGTTAATGCACCCGACGCCTCAGTGCCGCACACTGGGGCGTCACCCCATAACATCACCGATATCGCAATAATCTCTGCAATAATTGACTGCGCTTTATACCCCTTAGCTTTCAGCCGTTTAGTCTCATTACGATCTAACACGCCATCAGCGGTAAACTCATTGTGAGCACGACCAAAATCACCCAAAGCCACCAGCAGATCGTTAAATTTGATCAGAAGCTCATCGTTGCCAATGTCATTCACTTCCGGCAGTTTTACGAACACACCACCAGCGCGCTTGCACATGGCTTCGGTAATGTCGGAACGGCCAGAGATTGATTCCATCTCTACAGCCATCCCAAATGGCACTACCTGCCCGGCTAACTGGCGAACTCGGTTACGAAGTGCATTCTCAGTTCCAGACAGTGGGCATAACTGTTTAGCCATCGCGTCATACTTGCCAGGCGTTTGAGTGATCAACTGGTGTATTGCGTCGCTGATGTCTGGCTGAGTTGGAAAGTCTTTGTTATCCACAATGTTTCTCTCTCTTTGGTGGTTTAACTCAGGCGGCTGGTGCCGTAGGCTTCTGGTAGTCGGATGGGTCATACTTCAATTTCCCCTCCGTAATCTTTTCAACTTTTAAAGCCTGCTTTTCTGGAATGATGTGACCCCATTGGCAAACAGCGCTATGCGAAACACCAAGAGCTATAGCGGTTTTCGATGTGCCCTTGAAGAATTCAAGAACGTCAGTTTTATGCATAGTTACCCCCATAAAAGTAAGCATACTTACATCGTATATTCACAGACTACTTACGTCAACTAAATGTAAGATTACTTACGTCTTTTATGTGTGGTGGATGCTATGAATACAGTTGGCGGAAGAATCAAATTCAGACGGCGGCAGTTGAAGCTGACCCAAAAAGATATCGCTGAATATGTAGGCATTTCTGCGTCTGCCGTAACTCAATGGGAAAGTGATGCTACCGGCCTATCCAGCGATAGCCTGCTGAAACTCGCCTTATTGCTTGAATGTTCACCAGAGTGGATTTTATCTGGAAAGGGAGAATTAGAACCTTCGATAAAGGCTATGGCCAGTAAATCAAAAGTTGTCCCCGTTATTTCATGGGTACAGGCCGGTGCCTGGACTGAAGCACTTAGCTCGACTGCTGCTAGATCTGAATGGGTTGAAACTACAGCAAAAATTTCTGATTTTGCATTTGCCTTAAGAGTTAAAGGCGATTCAATGACAGCATCAGGCTCACTAAGCATCCCTGAAGGGGCTATTGTGATAGTCGATCCAGAATACGGATTTATTGAAGATGTTAATGAAAAAATCGTTATAGCTCAGACGAATGGAAATCACGAAGCGACAATTAAGAAATTTGTAATTGATGGCCCTAATAAATATTTAATGCCGTTAAACCCTCAATTCAAGCCTATTGAAGTAGATGACACCTGTAAACTGATTGGTGTAGTAAAGCAGATAATCATCGACCTGCCATAATCACTTATATCTTCTTAAAGAGGCCCGCTATGCGCGGGCTTTTTTATGCCTTAGCCTTAAAAGTAAGTTAACTTAACTTTTATTCTTGACTTTAAATGTAAGTTTACTAATACTGAATCCATCAACAGCGAACAGGCAGGACGCCCACGTAGTAGCCGCCCGAGGCGAATGAAGATCGGGATGATTCGTTGAAGACTAACTATTGATGATGTTAAGGATGTGGAAATGGTACTTCTCAGCAATCACATATCCTTCTTCATTTTGACCGCAGTTCATATCGTATATTTTTTGGAGAATGCCTTTTCTTACCAAAGACTCGACTACTGCGCTGTGATTACGGAAATAAACAACATGCGTTCCGCGCTGAATGAATTGCCTTAAACATTCTTTTTCATTTGGCGTGAGTCTTTCTATTCGGGATGTAACGAAAAACTCTGAGGTAACTGATGAGAATAGCTTTGTTACATACCTTGTGGCGGATGAGATAAAAAAGCTAATACAAAACAATAGGATGTAATACATCCAGTGCGGCGGGATGATTTCAGGGTTATGCATATCGATCGCTTCTTTAAGCGACACAGGCAGAACAATGACAAGAATGATGAATATTAGAAGCATATGAACAATCCGGGCTAGGTCAATTTCCCGCAGGACGAAATGTAATACTTCCTGCCACCAGTTGTTGTTCATCGGCGTAAATCCATCACTCATTGTAGGGGTGAGAAGATTTTAACCGATTTCTCGCTGTAGGGGTACACGGGAAGCACTGCCGCCTGAGGTGTTTAAATAACCAGGCACTTATTTAAATGCGAATATGCAGTAGCTGCCGGTGGCATACGAAACACCGGATGATTCGCTTAGTAGGGTTAACAGTGTGGAGTAATAAGCATGAGTGCAGAGCGCGAACCGTACATTTACGCAGGTGACTTAAATGCCGAGGAACTCTTAGCTTGGTTAGAGCATCGGTTCAATGTGGTTAAAGCTTTTGTCCGTAAAAAGGCTGCCATGGAAAGTGATTTAGTATCAGCAGCCTTTTTAGGTAGAGAGGTTATTGGTTGTCTTGATAAAGGCGGCTTGTATGGTGTGCGTACTTCTCAGGAGTCCACTCTTCCAACAGAGATTTGTCTGACGCAAAAGCAAATTTCTGAATTTCGAGAATTTTTAAATAATTTTGGGATTCAGTTGAAAGGTTTTCAGGATGAAGATCTTCCAGCAAAACAAGTAAACAGTCCTCATAACTGAGATCTCTGATTGTTTGCGGTAACCATTTTGTTTTTAAGAAGATTTTATGATGTAGGGCAGCAGCACCAGAAAGGCTTACAGATGGAACTGAATACTTATTGCGATGCTCTTGCAGTATTAACTCAAGAATGAGGATCAAATAGGCGTTTGCTCTGGCATTGCGAACTTCAATTTTATCTCGGTAGGCTTCATGGGAAAAAGATGTATCGGAGACGTTTAGCTTCTTGCATACATCAGTAGAAATTTCATGCCACAGAATTGAATAGTTGCTCATATCACGTCCTTTCTTGGTTGTGTGAGAACTCCCAAGATACCACCGCCGCCTGAGGTGGAGAAGTAACCAGGCTCACAATCGCATGAGCATTACACCGGATATATGGACAGCAGCTGTGTTACCACCGCTGGCGGCAAGGTAGTTAGGCCGCAGAGCCTGCGTAACGGCCCACGCGTCGTAAGGTGGTCAAATGTAGTGCTCAGCCGATTGTGGTTTGCCAAAGAGCTAGCCTGTGCAATTGCAGCAGCCGGAGATAAGCGCCGGAAATCACAACATTGTTCCATTGCTGTGTCTTTTGCGGCTGTGCCTGCCAACACCAGATTAGGCCAGCCGCCCTTTTATTAGAGAAACGTAATTAAACAATATATATGCCCCAGCAATGGGGGATTTGGCAGGGTATTACCTAAAAACCGTGTGGAGTATATTTATGACTTGTATTACTACTTATTCAGGGCTGACGTTCGATTATTTGAAACCAGTCGCCAGCAGTATTTGCGATAAAGATATTATTCAGGGCTTATCCAATGACTGCCGTTTCGCTGGGCAATTACCCGTATTCTATTCTGTGGCTCAACACTGCTGGTTAATGAGCCAGATTGTGCCAGAGGAATTCGCCCTTGAAGCTCTGCTGCATGATGCAAGCGAAGCATATTGCAGAGATATCCCCTCCCCCCTTAAACATCTGCTGCCCGATTACAAAGTTATTGAGCATAGGATTGATACGGCGATTCGTGAAAAATTTGGGCTTCCCGCCGAAAAGTCCTCGGTCGTTCATTACTGCGATCTGATTATGCTGGCTACCGAACGCCAAGAACTGGACATCGATGACGGCAAGGAATGGCCGATGCTTGAGGGCATCCCCCTGGCTGACATTGCAATAGTACCAATGACGCCAAGCCAGATCCGTGTTGTTTTCGCGGCACGACTTAATGAGCTGACTGCGGCCAGCCAATCATGATGTACGGCCTGTTTTTACTCGTCTGCTACACATTCCAGCCGTGCCAGTACGAGCCGCAAGGCTATGTATACCCGGATGATAAAAATTGTATAGTGGACATTCAGCAGCAAGGTCTACCACCAGAATACGAATGCTTGCCAGTTGACGGTGTTCTCTATGCGAGGAAGCAGTGATGAAACCAGATAACGATATCTGCAAATGTGAGTGCGGCTATACATGGAAACGCGGCTTTAGTGGTTCTCATTATTGCCACCCACAGTACAGGACAACCATTGCCAGCCTTGAAGCTGAGCGCGATGCGGCACTGAACACCTGCACTCTGATTGCCGAGGCTTTGGGTATTACCGGCGCGGTAGCGGGTGACACCATTGCTAGGGTGCAGCAGTTGGTTAGTGAAATCTCAGAACTTAAAACAGATGCTAGAGATGTTGCTATAGGTGCAGCAAACAGCATTGCATACGCAATATTTAATCTATCAGACAAGACGTTAGCCGACCTAAAGCCAGATATCACAGAGACTACAGGCCCAACTGATTCAGCATTAATAGCCGAACGTGACCTACGGGAATTTGCCGCCAGCCTGAGGGGGTGAACAGAATGCAAAATAGATTTTACATGGCCTGTGTGCGGCAGGCCTTTAAATAAACAGTGTGGAGGTTCGTATGATTAGTCTCGATTGTATCCCCATTAGTGCGTATTGCATTACCACTGGGGAAACGGTTGAAGCCATCAATAAGCGTGTTCAGCGTGGAGTATGGCGTGAAGGCAGGCAGGTTTTAAAAGTTGATGGTGTTAAAGAACGTTGGATTGATCTTACGGAGGTTTCAAAGTGGGCGAGAGGGGATCGGCAAAGCTCCCAAGGGGCATAACTGTTCGTAGCCATAAAGCTGGGCAGACAATCAATATCACCTTCACATATAAAGGGGTTAAATGCCGTGAACCCCTTTCTAACATCGAAGTGACACCCAAAAATATCAAATATGCTGAAAGGCTATTGGGTGAGATCCACAACAGAATAGAACGAGGCACCTTTAATTATGCTGACCAATTTCCTCGGTCGGTACGATTAAAGGTGTTTGGTAATAACCAAAGTTCGAAGCACATCAAAAAATATCTGGATGAATACATTTCAATTTGTGAAAGCCGTAAATTATCACCAGGTACTATCGCCGGCTATAAAAAGTGCATGAACGCCCTATCCAATTTACATGAAGTTAATGTCTCAGACCTTACGCCAGCGATGGTTAAAAATTGGATACAAGGTCAAAAGGTAGCGCTGAAAACTATCCGCAATAGATTATCGTTCTTAGGCTCCGCGATAGATGAAGCAGTAACTGATGGCTTGCTGTCGGCTAACCCTGTTTCTCTTGTGTCGGCATCCCGGTACCAAGGTGAAGATGTCCGATCAGAAAGTGAATATGTGGTTGATCCGCTTTCGCCTGATGAAGCGAAAGCCATTCTATCCACGGCGATGAATGCTCAATGGGAAAACCTTTTTAGATTTGCTTTGCATACTGGAATGAGAAGTTCAGAACTATGCGCGATACGGTGGCAAGATCTCGATCTCGTCGGCAATACAGCCCATGTAATAACGGCCAGTGTTGAAGGGGTAATTAAGGGAACGAAGACTAAGGCGGGGCGAAGAAAAATAGAATTAGATTCTGATGCATTATTAGCTGTCAAAAATCAAAAACCATTTACATTTATGCTCAACGAGTATGTTTTCCATGATCCGAAAACGAATGAGGCTTGGGCCGGTGCTGATGCGATCAGAAAAAAAGCATGGATACCAACTTTAAAAAGGGCTGGCGTCCGGTACCGGAATCCCTATCAGACCAGACATACGTTTGCCACGATGCATATTAGCCAGGGCGCGAATTTATTCTGGTTAGCAGGACAGATGGGCCACAAGGGGCCGGAGATGCTTTTCAGGCATTACGGTTCGTTCCTGAAGGAATACAGTGGGATGACTGAGGAAGTACACCAAAGGAGCCGCACAGGATACGCGCCAGAAAAATAA